GATAGATCACCTATGATTGTTCCTAGATGCTCTGTAGGAGGTCGCTTAGTCAATCCAGTAACTACGTCAGAGAGGCCATTGATTTGCTCTTCGGCCTGACTACCCAAACGTAGAGAGGGTGGCTGTTGCGACACCCCATTAATTAAGTTTGGGATGTTACTTGAAATTAAGCTCATTAGAATATCCTGTTAGTTATGCTTCTGTTAACAACACGCGATACGCTGCTGTCATCAAAGATGTTATGGTCATTAACGTCAGACTCTGCATGGAGTAAATCTAACCATGCTGTGTTCTCGTCATCTGCTGTTAATGAGGATAATGTATCACTACCTACTACGCGCTCTTGGAAAGAACGACCTGCTCTAATAGTAATGAACCGTCTAGCTGCTTCAGGGAGTTCCTCGAAGTCTAACAGGACAATCATATCGACTACTATAGGGTCAGATATTACATAGGTGTGGTTTATCTTATCGTATAATTTGGAACCACGTTGTACGTAGTCAAACGTTGAGTTACGATATTTACTTTCTGTTTGGGACAAGTCTACTCTCACGCAGTTCGCTGGTAGGTTTAAGTGTCCATCTGAATCAGGAGAAAGGGTATAGCCAATCTCTTCATTAAAACTCCACCCTGTAGATTGAACACTACGAGTGATGTTATCTAAAATAGTTTCTGCCGTCTCAGCGTCAAGTAGACCTGAGGACAGGGAATTAACAGCAGCCTCTCCGATAATCGAGAGCATAACATTGACTGCATCTAGCTTCGTTGATAAATTCATTACATGCTCCAATTTTAAAACCAAAAAAAAGCCCCACCTCCCTCGATGTTCTGAGAGAAGTGGGGCTATTGTGTTACCTACTTAATGATTAAGCAGTTACTAGGTTGATTGCACACGCAGGGCGTAATACATTGTGACCCATTGCGTACTTAGCTACCATCAAAGTACCTTGACGAGAGATCTGGTACTCAGACTCAACACCAAGATCTAACAACTTAACAGTTGCGGCTGCATCAGCAGAGAAGATCATACCTTCAATACCAGAGAAGTCGCCTTTGTATTCGCCGAAGTTAGCTGAAGTAGGAGTTACAGAAGTTGTAGACTCATCAGTAGTAGGGACATGGTTAGACATAAGGATCTTAACGCCGCCAATTACAGGAGCTTGACCAGTAGACATAGAACCAGAACCACCAACATCACGGTTCATGTAAGATAATTGGTTAACGTCTTGGCTACCGAATAGCTTGTAGTAAGATGCAGGTGGAAGTACACATACTTTCTCACCAGTTACGTCTTTGCTATCAAACTCTTCTAAAGCACCATAGATCGCGTTAGCAATATCAGTACCAGTAGAAGCTACACCGTTAGTACCAACAGCAACGTTATTAGTGAATACTTCATCATTCAAACGTTGTGCAGCAGGAAGGTCAGCAGAAGACTGCATGTTAGCAGCAGTAGCAACGATCTTTAAGATGTTGCGGTCAGCAGCGTTAGCTAGAGCGTGACCCATTTCTTTAGAGTAGATTGAACGTACATCGTAGTGGTTCATTGCTTCGTCGATGTTAGCGATGAAAGATTTGCTGATTAGCAAGTCATCAACAGTAACGATACGCTCTGCGTGATTCATCGCATCTGCTTCGATCAATTGACCGGCAGTGTGATATGACGCAGTAGTAGTACCAGTCATTGGGAATGATGCACTCTTACCACCAGAGATGGTACGAACGCGGTGAAGGCCCATTGCGATGTTCTTTTCTTCAAACGCTGTTAATACTTCACCAGCGAATAGCTTGAGGAACAATGCACGAGTATCTGCACCTTGGTTCTGTGCGCCTAAACGTGATACATTTTGATCAGTTGGGAATGCCATGATAATTTACCTTTTAAATTTAAGTTAAGTTTAGTGTTGCTAAATTGTATTTGTTCTATCAGCCTAAACACTTCCTTTCCCTAAGATTGTCTCACCGCAGCGAGGTCAAAGATAGTTAGTAGTGGTTCTGTCTTTTAGATACAAAAAACCCAACCCCCGAAGGGGAGGGTAAAGAGACTATAAGATATTGCTGCGAGATAGCTTCTCAGCTACTTGCTGCCGGTAGTTCGCATCGTTGGTGTACCGAGGGTCGCGCATAGCGGCTGACATCTCTGCCACACTACTGAACGCACCACCCGCAGAAGTTTGACTAGCATCACCTTGGAGGAGTTGTGGTGTGCTACCTTCTGCGGCCTGATACTTCGTCTGCAAACCGGATACTGCAAGTTTAACCATATCTAAGTCCTTTGAATCTACAGCTCTATCAAAAGCAGCGGCCTCACCTTGAGTAAGGTTATCACTAGCCCAGTTCATTAGTTCACTGTAGTTCTCTTGCCCGCCTGTTAAGTCAAAGACGGCAGTTTCGTAGTCGGCGACTAGAGCTTCCTGCCCTTTAATCCAACTATCTACGAGAGACTTAGGAAGACCAGCAGCTTCTAATTCAGCCATAGCATCTTCACTTAATCCACCGTTTGCATCATACTCCGTTTGAAACTTATCGAACTCTAAGCCTTTGGACTCTAATAGTTCGCTTACTTCATTGGGAGCAGTTTCTACTGAAGGGGTACTGTCCGTTTCGGTTGTACCAGCGTCCTCAGTAGTCGATGCTTCTTCATTAGGACTGCCTTGTCCTAACTTCGTTTCTAACGCTGCATAGGCTTCTGCCATCTGAGCTGCGTCTTTAAACTTCTCAGGTAGCCAATCAGGACGCTCTGTTAACTTAGCTTCCGTCTCAGCTACCTTAGCGAGCATCTCTTTATCATGCTCTGATGTACCTGCGGCTAACTCTTCTTGGTTAGCTTCCACAGTACCTGTATTGATTATTTCACTCATTATAGTCTCACCTTTGTTTATTCAGTCGGTTGTTCACCCGTATAGTCCATCACGCCTTTAGCTACAGCAGGAGCTGCACCTTTAGCCATCTCAGCCATCTGTTGTTGCTGCATAGCAGCTTCTTGCTGTTCTTGATCAGCTTGAGCTTCACTCGCAAGTTCTTCGTCAGACTTGATAAGACCTTGAGTATCTATTCCTAAAGATGCTCCTAAGCGGTCGATGTAATCACCAACGTTAAGATACTTTTGGATAACCTCTGGCCCTAATGGTCCTAGATATTCTAAGAGTGATGAAAGTTTAGATAGATCCTGCCCACGCCCTAACGCTTCTAAACCAGTCACTATCTGTGGCTTGATTGCATCGTCAGGGAACTTAGGCATCTTGCCTTCTTTCTGCATCAGGTAAAGCAGTATGTTGACAAGGGGTAACTGGAACTCTTGAGAAAGAGTACTGTAGATTCCACCGAGAGCAGTTTCTAGCTCTTGCGCCATGTAGCGAATCTCTTCTGCCGTAACACGATCTGCATTACGCTGAATAGAGCTGTTGAGTAGAAACGCAGCCGATAGACGCTCAGTGATTTGTACAATTGTCTCCTGAGCTACCCGAAAGTCGTTAAACTTATCTAACTGTAGTGTTGATACATCATTAGCGTCACCTGTCACTACAGCTCCGTTAGGAGAGTTAGCTAAGACTGAAGTGCGTGTAGTACCGTTTGGTCGAACCAAGAACAGAACTTTAGCAGCAGCAGCAGAGCCTTCTACGATTGCAGTGGTTAATGTTTCTAATGATTTAATATCACCGATGTATTCTTCTACGAAACCTCGACCATAATTCTCACCATCTATTGAGATGAACCGTAAGGCCATCCAAGGAGATCGTGCGATAGGGTAGGAACCCTGTGATTTAGGAATCATAACACCTTTGACTTCCTGATGAACAACCATCTTCTTACCTTCTCTACGAATGCAAGTAAATAGATCCACCTCAGTCTCAGGCTTAATGTTTTTAAACTCTGGGTCATCCTGAAGAACTGCTCGCACTGTATCAGGTAAAGCCTCGAAAGAGACTTCTTCTTTTACAATGACTTTCAATAGGTTGCCCATGGTGTCACGTTTGCAGACATAACGATCTAAGCGATAGATCTTCATGCCGCCGTCTTTAGGCATGTATGTTAATACATTACCTGCAACGATTAATTGTTTAATAGCTTCATGCGCTGGAACACGCACAGCTTTCGCTTCGATTAATTGTGCAGCAGACCGCTCAATACGAGCTAAGGCTTCTTCAGCCTGTCCACGAGCATCATCGCCAGCAAGTTCTTGCAGGTCGAAGTCATCAATCGTTAAACGAAAGAATGGAGCATTAGGAGGTAACAGTGTCATTAACAGTTTAGATGCTAAGTTGTTAACACCACGAGCCGCTACCGAACTGTATGGTTGATCATAAACAGTTGATGACGAATGTCCTTGTGGTGGCATTAGCATAGGAATGGTTAATGACGCAGCATCTCTTGCTCGCTGTAGGTACACATCACGGTCACGCGCCATGTCCTCATATAGCTTTGCAGCAGATTCAACGTTATTCATATTAACCGCCTACGTTAGGTGAAGCTGGTGAACCGCTAGATGTCTTACCGATCTGAAGACCAGAAGCATTCTTACGGAATTGTTTTTTACCTTTCTTCTTCTTGGCTTGCTCGTTAGCATTACTACTCTCAGAGTTCTTAATCTCATCTGGAGCTGCTTCTGGAGCTGGCGCTGCCTTCGGGATAGGAGTCGAAGCCATCTTTGGTGTTTTCATACACATAATTTATTCCTCTTCGTTTTCTTGATATAAGCCCTCTAGCTTCTGGATCACGCTTTGTTGACCCTGTAGATATGCTATATCTTGGGGCGTTATGTCGAGATTGAGGGGGAGTTGGTTGGGAAAGAGTTGCTGCATCTTTATTAACAATTCTTTACTTATAGCTGTTTGGTTGTTTAACACATTCATATTTTTAATCCACAGTAGCCCGTTTCTAGCGCTTGTAAGTCCTTGAAACTAAAGGGGGTTTTACGCCCCTTTTTCCGCTTCTTCTAGCTCTTTCTGAAGGTTAGCTAAAGCCCTCCAAGCGACCTTCGCAGAGTGCCTAATACCGTCCGTATCGATAGTCCCAGCCTCCATAAGATGCCTTGTTAAGGCGTCTAATTCGTCTCCAGACTTGCTACGATCCCAGTGAAGAGGCTTATTTGGGTTATGTTGGTCATTTCCAGCCTTAGAAGTACGGGCTACCTCAGCTATTGCTAAGGGGAAATACATCAGAACCCCTGAGAATACCGGAGTATCCTTACGTTTCTGAGCATAATCATCAAGATCAGTACTAGCTTCAACATCAAACTCACCGTCATTAATGCGTTGCTGTAACGCTGGTGAACACCTCAGAAAAGCATCTGCTTGCCTCAGATAAGCCTCTGCTTGCATCTCTGCCATATCAGGTAGGTTACGAGCAGCCTGCCATGCTGAGTCGTCGGTGCTATGACCTGTAAGTTTGTAGTCTTTCCTTATCTCTTCTTCTCGTTTTACTGTCCGACCCCATGCTCCTGCTTTATCCCATTCGGAAGGCGTTGCGTCATTTATTGAAGCCATAATTTTACTTCTCCTGTATCAAAGTTATATTCGCCATCCCGTAGAATACGAGCTAAACGTGCATTTTCTAAGGCTAGTTCTTCACTAAAGCCTTTCTTCTTAAAGGTTGCTACAACAGCTTCCCAAG